ACTGATTCGTTCCCAACTAACATTGGCGCGATTACTCTAGACTACGAGCAACAGAACGCTATTGAACAGTTCGACGTTGAATTCGTTTACAACTTCTTCACTTCTAATGAAGGTGCTGGTGCTAACTTCGGTATCAATACTACTATCAATACTCCAATTGGTAGCTTCCCAGTTTAATCTTAGAAGGATAAGTATATAATGCAGCTTTTTGGCTTTGAAATCAAACGTGCGAAAGATGAGCAGGTTCTACCGATTCCTTCGGTAGTTCCTCCATCAAACCAAGACGGCTCCACCGTAGTAAACACTGGCGTAAATGCTGGCGGTTACTACGGCATGGTTGTCGACTTAGATGCATCCCTTAAAAACGAGAACGACCTTATTCGTCGTTATCGTGAAATTTCTCAGTACACCGATTGCGATGCTGCTATTGAAGACATCGTAAACGAGGCACTTATCTCTGATGAAACTAAACAGCCTATCGAGATTATTCTTGACGACTTAAAAGTTTCAGCAGGTATTAAAACTAAAATCTCTGATGAGTTTACAGAAGTTCTTAGACTACTAAAGTTTAATGACCGTGGACATGAGATTTTCCGTCAGTGGTATATTGACGGTCGTTTATATTACCAAGTTCTATTAGACGAAGCTAACGTCAAGGCTGGTATCCAAGAATTACGTTTTATTGATCCCCGTAAGATCCGTAAAATTAAAAACATCAAGAAGGAGAAAACTCCTCAAGGTGTTGAAATTGTTAAGACGATGGAAGAGTTCTACCTTTACAACGATAAGGGTATGAGCGAACAATCTACACAAGGTGTGAAACTTCCGTTGGATTCTGTGGTTCACTGTCCATCAGGTGTTATGGATATGAACTCTGGTATGACGCTTTCTCATTTACATAAAGCGATCAAACCAACTAACCAATTAAAGATGATTGAAGACTCTTTAGTCATCTATCGTATTTCCCGTGCACCAGAGCGTAGAATTTTCTACGTTGACGTTGGTAACTTACCAAAGCTAAAAGCTGAACAGTATGTTAACGACATCATGAACAAGTTCCGTAATAAGATTGTTTATGACGCAACTACTGGTGAAACTCGCGATGACCGTCGTCACCTATCAATGATGGAAGACTTCTGGATGCCTCGTCGTGAAGGTGGTAAAGGTACAGAAATCTCTACACTTCCTGGTGGTCAAAACCTTGGCGCCATTGAAGATATCGAATACTTCCAAAATAAACTTTATCACTCATTGAACGTTCCTGTATCTCGTATGCAGCAATCCGAAGGTTTCTCTATCGGTCGTTCAAACGAAATTACTCGTGACGAAGTTAAGTTCAATAAGTTCATCGTTAGACTTCGTAAGAAGTTTGCCGTGTTGTTCTTGGAATCTCTAAAGGTTCAATTAGTTGCAAAGAACATTATCAATATTAGGGAGTGGGACGATATCCGCCAAGGTATTCGCTTCGACTTCTTGGAAGATAACCACTACGCTGAACTAAAAGACGCTGAATTGCTAACGCAACGTGTTACTCTATTGACTCAAATGGAACCATTCATTGGTCGTTTCTATTCTGACGAATGGATCAAGCGTAACTTACTACGCATGACTGATGATCAAATCGAGTTGATGGATAAGCAAATCAAAGCAAGTCTACAAACTAATATTACGTTCGCTCAGAACAAGGGTGACCAACAGTTGGCTCAACAACAACCTACTATGGATTACCAAGCTCAGCAACAAGCTGACCAAATGCAACAGCAAGCTGCGTTACAACAAGGTCAAGCTGCTCCAGTAAAGAAACCAGCTAGTGCTGCAGCGTCTGCTGCTTCTCAAGCTAAGTCTCAACAGTCTGCTGATAAGAGTGAACAAAAAGCCGAAGGTAAAAAGAAACCTACTGGCGAACAAAAAGATTCATTTGATTGGAATTAAGGAGTTACTATGACTACAACATTAGAATTAATCAACGCAATTGCAAGCGGTAATGCCGTTGCAACTGAAAACGCTTTCAATGCCGCAATGGCAGAAAAGATTTCTTCAAAGTTGGATGATATGCGCATTAATGTAGCACATAATATGTTCAACGCTGTTGCACCACAAGAAGAACCTGCTGGAACCGACCAAGAGTAATATGCACTTTAAGCAATTCATTTCTACAATGAGAATGAAACAACAAGAGGAGCAAAACGCTTCTCTTGTAGAGGAAGTCACAAAAGAAATTTATGAAGAAATCCCAAGCACTAAAGTGGTTGAGATCATTAAAGAATATCACGAAGTAAAGGTGACTGATACTTTAATTGAATCCTACTTAGAATTAGCTTCATCAAATATTTTTTCAGTTGATCCTGTTATCTGTGAATTGCGTAAGTATAACAAATTAGACCGCTTGATCGAAGGTAAACTAAACTACACGTTGAATGACGGTACTGTTATTGCTATCAGCGAGTCAACGCAAGATTACCTAAATAACTTATTATGTAATCAAAACGAAATTATTGAGTACATGAGAGAGTCGAAACAAAACTTTTTATATGTGCTCGAAAGAATCGGGGAATAACAAATGCAGTTTACTACTGTCAAGAATACTAACTTAGAGACTGTGATTCACTTCACATCTTCTGCTGCTGAGTCAGGCACTATTACTATTGCTGATTTAACTGCAGCAACTCAAGCACGTAATGCTGATGCACCTAACGTTTCTATCGTTAAGTTTAGCATTATGGGCGAGCTTGGTTCTAAAGTAACTATCAACCGCAATAACAAAATTGTTATTGCCTGCGCTCCAGAGAATGCTCCATACATGGAAGCTAACTCTTGGGGTATCCCAATCAACAACGACGCCACTAGCGACATCGTAGTAACTAACGGTGTAGCAAAAGATGTTTCTGGCTTCTTGGTGTTGCGTAAAGCTGCTGGTTGGTCAACTAAAGTTGAAACTGCTACTTATAGCGTTTACGACGATACAACTGCAGTAGGAAGCTAAAATGAAACTAATTAAAGAAGTATTCGACACAACAAATCTTATCGTTGAAGGTAAAAACGGTAAGAAGGATTACTTTATTGAAGGTATCTTCCTTCAATCAGCTCTAAAGAACCGCAACGGTCGTATGTATCCAGAACATGTTATGGATAGAGAAGTCGGTCGTTATATGCAAGAGTCAGTAAAAATGAATCGCGCATACGGTGAATTAGGTCACCCAGATACTCCAAGCATTAATCTTGACCGTGTATCCCATATGATCGTTGACCTTCGTAAAGAAGGTACTAACTACATTGGTCGCGCAAAGATTATGGAAACCCCAATGGGTAATATTGCACGTGGTCTTTTAGACGGCGGAGCAAACCTTGGTGTTTCATCCAGAGCACTTGGTTCATTAAAAATGAACAATGAAGGTGTTAACGTGGTTCAAGATGACTTTATGTTATCTACTGCCGCTGACATCGTTGCTGACCCATCTGCTCCTGATGCTTATGTCCGTGGTATCATGGAAAGCAAGGAGTGGGCTTTTGTGGATGGAAAATTTGTGGAAAGAGATATTGAGGAAACTCAGAAGTTTATTCGTAAGGCATCAAGCAAGCAATTGCAAGAAGCTAAGGTAATAGCCTTCCAACATTTCCTGAGTAAAATTAAATAATTTATAAATAATCTTATAGAACTATCCAAGTTAGGAGAACAACCGATGTCAATCGAACAAAAAATCGCCGAACTTCTTGCTGAGTCACGCAAGGCTCAGGAGATCCAAGAAGAAAAAGTAAAACCAGATGGCGCACAAGGTGGTAGCAATTCTACTACTGAAAATGCTGCAGCTGGTGACAAGTCTGGTAACCCATCTAAGGGTGACGCTGTTAAGCCAACTTCTGGCGAGCAGAATCCAGATAACGCACGTAACAACGTTCAAGACCAAAAGGGTGTTGAAGGAGCTGGCGATGCTGGTGCTTTCAATCCAAAGAATGGTGACCGTACTTCTGTCCGTAAGGGAGACGCAGTTAAAGCTGGCGTTAAAGAAGACATGGATGCTCTATTCACTGGCGAAGAACTATCTGAAGAATTTAAAGACAAAGCCACTACAATCTTTGAAGCAGCCGTTATGGTTCGTGTTAAAGATGAAGTTGCTCGTCTTGAAGAAGAATTTGCAGCAAAGCTAGAAGAAGCTACTGCATCTCAAATTGAGGGTCTTGTTGAACAAGTTGATGGATATCTTGGCTATATTGC